ACATGAAAACGTGTATTAAATCTCCGGTTGCTAATTACAAATGCGACCACTGCCCCAAAACTTTTACAACCCGTTCCGGTAAATGGTATCATGAAAAAAAATGTGAATACATGCCTGTGTGTGGCTCGAAAAAATCGCATTCATGTCCGCATTGTGGAAAAGGATATGACGCCCGAAACAGTTTGTGGTATCATGAGCAGAAGTGCGCGCAAAAGGCAAAAGCGGCAACGGAAACAACAAGCAGCCTTGTAATCATGTGTGAGATGGAAGAACAAATCACCACCAAGTGCATCAAAAAACTGAATAATGCATCAAGTGCATCGGCCGCTGCATCCACTATACCAGCCGCTGCATCGTGTGCCGCATCATCCACCACACCAGCCGTTGCATCAGCAACCGCATCCACCGAATTCAACATGATGAAGATTGTGGAACAGCTCATGGAGCAGAACAAAACGCTGCAAACACAGCTCATAGAGTTGAGCAAAGAGAGAAACACGGTGATAAATAACAACAACACCACCAACAATCAACAATTCAACCTGCAGGTGTTTTTGAACACGGAGTGCAAGGATGCAATTAAACTTAGTGATTTCGTAAAATCTCTCAACATCACGGTCGAAGATTTGGAATTCACGAAGAACAACGGCATCATCGAAGGCGTGAGCTCCATCATCGTGAACAACCTGAAAGGCATGGCGGTGCACAAGCGCCCGATCCACTGCACCGACGCGAAGCGTGAAACCATGTACATAAAAAACGACGAGTGGGAGAAAGACGAAGACTTTGCCAACATCAAAAAATTCATTTATTTAACATCCTGCTATCAAATCAAACGCATTCAGGATTGGATCGACGCGCACCCCGGGTGGGAAACCAAGGAAAAGCTGCAGGTCGAGTATTTAGCCCTGTGCAAAGAGCTGTACAAAAACATCGAAAACGATGATCATGCGCACAAAAAAATCATAAAAGGGTTCATTAAGAACATACAAATTGACAAACACAAGCAATGATATCGAAATGTTGAAATCCAATGAATTGCGACATTTTCATTTTCAATTACTAAACGCGAATGATATAAAAATAAAATATCACATCCTTTCATAAAATGTCTTTGAACACCCATCCATCTTTTGACGACGCGGTTTCGTCGCCTTGTGCCAAGTGGTCATTCAACATCAATGCATTCAACGGCAACACGACCAATTTCAACCGTGCGTGTCCGAGCCCGAAGCTGGCGGTTCCTCTTCCGGTTCAACCACGTCAAGAAGTTCCTTCATTTTCACCAAAACCAATGTCCGGCATGATACGACCATTGTAATGTCGGACCGAGTGCAGGGGGGGGGGTCATCCAGAAACCCCCACTTTTTTCACATCTTACTATACCTATTTCGCCACATGATGTTCCAAGCAGTTGTGGCGCATGGCTCAGTTGTCAGACGAGGTGTCTGACAACCCAGCAATCAACATGTCGCAAGCTCGAATCCCACGAGTGCCACTGCGAAACAGAAGGGAAAAAACGGTAGTGCCCACATCAACAAATTCTTAGGGGTGCATCCAAAAAATTTCCCTGGTCCCTGGTCCAAGATCCAATTCAAGACACAAGACACAAGACACTTAATCCCCTGTGGCGCAGTGGAAGCGCGCCGTAAAACATCGTCAGTCGCTCCATTCGACTTGCATAAAGTCCGAATGATTGATGGTTATCGCCTTATGAGCCGGAGGTCGTCAGATCGAAACTGACCGGGGGAATTTCTTCACTTCGCCAGCTTTGCAGAAGCTGGTTGTCATAGCGCAAGCGACATTAAACTTGAGCAATATTATGCTGGAGTAGCTCAGCGGCAGAGCGTCTCAACCACCGTCGGTCATCCCATTCGACTTTGAACGTCCGAAAGACTGATGGTTATCGCCTCATAAGCGGAAGGTCACAGGATCGAAACCTGTCTCCGGCATCTATCACACACATCGCATCGGTGCATCAAGGCACTAGAGCATGTTACACCGGGGTGGCGCAGAACGCATTCACCGTCAAGCTGGATCATTGTGTGCGTGTCTCACTCAGATAGGGGCCGCCGCGCACTCTTCGCCAGCTTTAGAGAAGCTGGTTGTCATAGCGCAAGCGACATTAAACTTGAGCATCTTACACCGGGGTGGCGCAGAGGAAGCGCGCGGGGCTCATAACCCCGAGGTCGTAGGTTCGAACCCTATCTCCGGTATATTCCAATTCGCCAGCTTTACAGAAGTTGGCCGTCGAGCTGGACGTTAAACGGAGCAACCTTTGCAAACCACCTCCATGGCGGACGTAAAACATCGTCGGTGAACAATTGACACTGCTTCACGCATGGTCCGAATATCTGATGGTTATCTCTCTTTCTCATTCAAAGAACGGTGCGGGATCGATACCTGCAGGTGGTAAAACAACATCAACGTCGCACAGGTGCATTCAGTGCACCAGAGCCTCTGTGTCCACGCACAGAGTTAATAACAAACCTACAAAGCTCAGTGGAAGAGCGCCGGACACCCAAACATCGTCTAATCAAATAAATGACAATGTGTGCATGACCGCAGACATCGTCCGAATGAATGGATGGTTATCTAATCTCGGAGGTGGTGAGATCGAAACTCATTGTAGGTGTTCACTTTTTTAATTCATAGAATATATATTTATGTTTGTGCTTAAAAAAATAAAGATGATTCAGTGTAAATAAGCAATTTACACAAAATGCCTGGCCGACGCGGAAATCGAACACAAGGTCGCTCGCAAACACAAGGACAACCATTCCCGGCACAAGATGATGCAAACAGCATTCCTTTTTACAATGCACGATTGTTTGCCATGTATGAAAGCTTGATTCAAAGTTATACCCATTTCACATATCATTCGAACCACATGTTTCATGTATTGGAACGTGCGTTGCATGGGACTCAAACCTCAATCAATTCAAACCCATATCCATGGCTTCTCATTCCTCATCCACCACATCAATCACAACAGCAACCACCACGGCAATCACAGCAACCACGGCAACCACAACCACGGCAATCACCACAATCACATCAACCACAACAACAACCACATCAACAACCACATCAACAACCACAGCAACCACAGCAACAACAGCAACAACAGCAACCGCCAATAAATGCATGGAGGAGTCATGCAAGAACTCCACCGTTGAGAACTCCACCGTTGAGAACTCCACCGTTGAGAACTCCACCGTTGAGAACTCCACCATTGGGAACAACCCTGGAAAACAACATTGTGAATGCGCTAATGGGAATGTTGTACCAACCAGAAGAACCAAGGTTGACACAAGCAGAATTAAACGAGAGAATAGAAGAATTTGCGCATTTTCAAAATATAGTAAATCCACTGAATACTGTGTGTTCAATCACACAAGACGCGTTTGAACCCAATCAGCGTGTTGTGCGCATTCGGCATTGCGGACACATATTCAGCCCAGATAGTTTGATGCAATGGCTGCGCATGAATAACACATGTCCCACATGTAGACACGACCTAATGAGCTCTACTCATGATGTTCCTCCTCCGGCCACTGCTCCTCCGGCCACTGCTGCTCCCGAACCCATGCGCGGAATAAGCATTCCACTCGAATCTGATATCAACATTAACACATTTTACAATGAATTGCTGCGAAACAGTGGAAACCTTCCTGGGTTCGAATTGAACACAGTGAATGATGATTCAATTGTGTTTTCGTTTGATTTGATGTCCAGGCCAGGCGCTTCAGGTTCAGCACCAGCACCAGCACCAGGCCCGAGAAATATCGACGATGTTGATTAAATAAAATAATAATAATAAATTATATATCAAGAAACGCGTTAATGACGGCATCATCTACGGATGAATCTTATAATAGATTATTTATTGTGGCGAACCATTCGGAAGTCATATATCCCAGTGAACAAAGGGCACTTCCAACAAACATGACAGTCACCACTTTGACCCAGATGAACCAAACAATTCATGTGAAAGATGGACAGATTCCAATCGACATGTTCAGACACCTGTTCAGTCAATATGGTCCTCAGCGTGATAGTCGTGGTTTTGCACATCATGTTCTGCCAACCGATTCAGATGTAATGGGATTGTTGTCCCGCCTGAGTGCGATGAGAATTGTGTACGCAACTCATAATGGCAAACGACAACCGTGTGATTTTAGACAAAGAAAACACCAGGCAGAAATGACAGTTCAAATGTGTTTCCTCCCAGGTGCTTTAGTGCATTCAGCCATATATGAATTCTCTCCAACCCATGAAACAGGCATGGATGTCAGCGATGTTATTCTTGGACAGAAGGTCAATCCTGGCATGCAATTGTATCGTGAAACAATCGACAAAGATAGAGCTATAATTGCGATTGAAAAACGGTTGCCAGGACAGGGGTTTATTGCATGTCCAACTGACGATTTAATTATACGCCATTCAGGTGGACAAATTGTCCAATCAGACATTGACAGTTTGCATGAAAATCGCGAACGCTATAAAAGTGCAATTCAATTTGGAGATTCAATCAATGAATTTTGTTCTCATGCCATAGAGGATGTCGAAAGGTTGCGCGAAGAAATATTGCAGTTGGTTATCAGGCATGACACACGGCTTGAAGATCCACAACTCAAATGGGTTATGAGATATCAGAAAGATAAGAAATCAAGCGAAGATACACTTAGTGATATATTTGTGGCCTTGAAAACAAAATATGCCATTGATAAAAAAGACATTCCTGCTCTTAAATTAACTCGAGTATTAACACACAATGTCCTTGTCTCTATTCATCGTTCTACATTTTATTCTGATTACAAATCAGTAACAACTGGACATACACTAATTCGTTCAGATGAACTTTTTGGTAAAATTCGCGAATATTCTGGAAATGACAACGTGTATGTCGTGTTTATTGGGTGCAGACATGTTCCAAGCTCTGACCCGGCGGATCTTGCAGTCAGGCACAGTCCAACAAGTGGAAGAGGTCATGTAATTGGTTTTATGGGTGGAAGAAAACTCAGACGAAGAAGTATGAACAAACCAAAAACTCGCAAAACATCAAAAAGAATTCATAAAAAAATAATTATAAATCGTTCACACTATCGTTCATATCGCAGATAATTTTCTTTTTTTGCACATGCACCTTCATTGTTTCAGTTCATTTACTAGTTTTGGTTTTGAAGAACTCCGTTATGCTCTTATTTGATTTCGCCAGGTTGTCTGCCTGGCGCAAGTAGTCGTCAAATATGAGCTCTTTCACTTCGCGGAATCGCAGGTCGTCCAGCTTCTTCTGCAGCTTGTCATCGGTGTCCGTCCAGTTGCTCCGCACCGATTCCAGCTCCTCCAAGAAGCGCGCCTTCTTGCGCCGAAACGCCGCCATTTGTTCCAGCACGAGGCCGAACAGCTGCGCAACCGGCTTCATGATCTGGTTCGTGATGTAAAACGAGTAATTCGGTTTCAAACGCTTGGCCCGAATGTAGTCCGGCGTCTCGATGCGTTCCCCCTGCAGCGCCTTCTTGTCCGGATTGTGGATGTACACGAAAGGGATGCGGTCGCCCGAACTCGGCTTGTTGCCCGGGTCGCGTTTGCCCATGCGGTCCGCCAGCACCTTGTGCGCGATTTGCTGCGGGTTTTTATACGTGGAACGCAGCGATTTTGTGATGATGAGTTTGTCCATGGGCACGCGCTCGTCCACGAGGGACTGCAGCGAGTCGCGCACGAAATGCACGGCTGCCTCCAGATCTTGTTGCTTCGTCAGAATATCAATCAGGCCGCCATACACGTCCTTGACGATGGGTGCGTTGTCGCGGCGACGCAGCACGATGCCCATGCTCTTCGGCTTGCCCTTGTTTGGGTCCGTCTCATACAAGATGCCGAAGTAGCGCTTCTTCTGTAATAAACCGAAAGGCATGAGCGTCTTTTCATACACCCACCCGTGCGGTGCCTTCAAGAAAGCCGACGCCATGTCGCCCACCTGGCGCGCGAGTTCAATCGTGATTTCCAACGCCTGCTTGCCGCGAATGGGTGTTCCGTCCTTGTTGGACAAATTGAACGTGTAGAATACAGAGTCCGTGTTGTGAACAATCATGTTTCCAATTCCAGCCGCAAAATGATGATTGTCTGTGGTCAAATCGTAAACACATTGATTCTCCACAACCGGCAATGTTAATATTTTCTTGATGGAATCGGGACATTTTCTCTGAACGCCGGTTGTCATGGTCGCTCTATAAATGTCCATCTTGTCTGAACGCGTGTTCAATGATGTTTTCCATCCAAGACTTTGAGCCAACAAACATATGCATGCAGCGCTGATTTGATTTTTTTGGTCAATTCGATTGTATCCATTTTTGTCTTTGTCGCCGTCAGCATCATACATGCCGTTCCAAAAGCTTTCTCGAACTTCTCTCGTGCCATTGAGGATGCTGGTTGGGATGATTTTGCATTTTTGGTAATACATCATGTTCCTATACAATTTCACAAATTCCACAATGCTTCCATATTTTTTTGATTTTGGAACAATTTTGTGCACCCCCGAACTTTCCAGAGTGTCGTTGTAGGTCCAATCCAAATCTGGGTAAGCGATTTTGCATAGTTCTAGATATTTATGTATGAATTCCATCGAGGCATTGTTCAATGCCCATGAACATTTTTTGCCAGAATCACAATCATACTCTCCGCAACTTCCATCTCCAAAGAAGAACCCCATGACTCTGGCTTGTTCAACAGTGATCACTGGCACTTCATCGGATGCGGGTTGTGGCTGCGGCAACGCACAATGCAGCAATTTGGTTCCAATCTCCACATTTTTTGGTGAAATCTCATCACCGTTTGAGAGAATCAAAGAATGGTCGTCCGTCACATCAACAATTCCAGTGTGCGTAATGATTCTCATCATTTTTTTGTGAGGGGCGAGCACGTGCCGAATAACGCGATGAAGACGGGTCCATCCCTTTTCCGACCACGTTTCCACGCCGCACATCATTTCGCAAACCTGCTTGGTTTGTTTGCCATCTTCTTTGCAGTCGGACCATTCATTCGGAGTCGCGCCATATTTTTCTGCAAGCGCTTCAATGGGACAAACATCAATGACTCCGCCCAATCGGACATACACTGGAGTGTATGCCGCCACACTGTCGCCGTACACGTATTCAGCCCGCGTGTGCACGATGCCATATTTGCTCGTTTGGCATTCGGTGTTGCCATACACCTCCTCCACCATGCGCTTGGCATACGTCAGCAGCTTGCGTCCGGTTGCCGTGGTGGAAGCCGCCACGTCCACTTCATAGAACGTGCTGGTCTTGGCACCGCACTGTCCGTACAGCGAGTTCGCGGTGACCTTGTAAGCCAGCTGCCGCTTGTCCAGCACGTTGGCCATGAAGGGGTCGGACTGCTGCTCCGCCAGCTTGCGCGTGGATTTTCGCGCGGCGAGCAGCTCTTCCAGAATGGACGGCAGAATGGCCTTCGTGCCGTCCTTGAACTGCGCAAACCGGCACACCTTTTTGCCGCTCAGGTGCTTCTCCATCTTGCCACGGGCATTGGGCTTCCAGCGATAGGTGTCGTATTCCACGTCCACGTAGCCATACTCGGGCAAGTTGTCGTAAATGTGCTGCCGAGTTTTCGGGTCTTTTTCGCCCGTCTCGCGAATCATGTTGCCGTCCAGGTCGTATTCCTTGGTCCACACTTTGCTGTCGTGGGACAAGTTCTCGCTGATCATGGACGACGGATACAGCGACGAGTAATCGTTGCAGGCCACGGGGTTGTCCAGGTAGAGACCGCGCTTCGGCGGCAGCACGATTGCGCCCTCGTAGCCCTCGCCCGACGGCCCCTTGTCGATGACGGGCATGAGCGTGTTTTTCTCGCGGCACTTTTTGGCCATGTAGCTCGTCAGCTTGATGCCCTGCCCGCGAATGACCAGGAAGCTGATGGGCACGCTGCAAATTTTGGCCATCTCGTTGTATCCGGTGATGACGTCCACCTTCTTCATGAGATGGTGGACGAGGTTGCAATCCTGAATACAGTATTTCGCGATGACGGCGCGCGGCCCGGGGCCTTCGTTCGTCATGCGGAAAATGTCCTGCGGCGTGACGTCGTCCTTGGACACGCCCCATCGCACGTGCTTCTTCAGGTCGGGCGTTTCGTGCCCGAGGATTTCAAAGTGGCCGGCGCTGCGGTCAATGGCCACGACTTGGAATTTTTGGCCGTCCTTGTAGGGGTCGGTGGAATGGCCGGTCTCCTCCAGCTCAATGTAGTTGCCGACCTCGAGCCCCGTGAGATTCTTGCTGAAAATGCGCGTGACCTTTCCATCATATTCGGAGGGGGGGGACATTCGATCATTGAATTCCCAATGTTGAGAAGGAGGGGTGCGGGGAACCAATGTTCCCCGGGCTTCCACGCGGTGTTCAATGGACTTCACATCGTCGCCGATGAAGTAAGACCCAACGTAGTCGAGCTTGTAAGACGTGAGGTTGTAGTCGCGGCGGAAGTAGTTGTACATGTCAACTTGAAGACGCCCCGGCATGCCGATGTAATGCAGGTCGTACTGGCCGCTCGCCAGGGCAATGCTCGTTTCGTCAATGCTGACACGCCCGGTTTTGAAATCGCGCTTGCCGCAAAACTCGTCGGCATTGCGCGACAGCTTCAGAAATTCGTCCTCCACGTGGTTTTCCAGGGCACGGTGAAACATGAACTGGTAATCAAATCCGAAGATGTTGTAGCCGATGATGATGTCGGGGTCCTCGCGCTGGACAAGGGCGGTCCACGCTTGCAGCAGCGCGCGCTCGGTCTTGCAGCTGACGATTTCTGCGCCGGGAACAGGGTCGCAGGTGCCGAGGGCCAGGCAGTGGTTCAAATAAGGTCGATCTTCGCCGTATCGCAGGAACGTGGAACCGATGAATGTCGTTTTGTCGCCCTCCACTGGCGGGAACACGGCCATGAGCGCGTCGTTCATGTGGTTGATTTTTGTTTCGCGATCCAGTGCGGAGGACCGCAGCATGTCGGGAATGGAACAGGCGCTTGATGATGCAGATGATGATGATGCAGATGCAGCGGCCTTATTGGGTTTTGCCCAAGAGGGTTGCGCCGTTGCAGTGGTGAACACGCTTCTACCATCGTCTGCATTTGCGCCGTCGTCATCGTCCGCATCATCGCCTTCCGCCAAGGCGTCGGCGTCGGCTTCTGCTTTCATTTTTTCAAACATGCGCTCAATGGTGTTGGCTTGCATGACCTCCGGGTCGGCCTCTTCGATCAGCGTTTGAACCGGCGTGGTCCACATGCGCTCGAACATGGCATCCAAGCGTTCCGACGCGGGGACCGTCTTGGTGTAAATGCGGTCAATGTCTTCGTGCAACGTGAACAACGGACTGCTGCCGCTTTTCGGGTCGTGGAATGCCGTGCGAATCATGCGATGCACTTCGGACTGGGTTGCCGCATTAACGGGGTCCCTTAAGCACGCGTCCACGATGTTGGCGGCGAGTTTTTTGTAGGTTTTGATGGGCACGGGGAAATCGCCGTGGCTGCTGCTGGCCTCAATGTCAAAGCTCATGATTTTGTAGGGAACCAGGGTTTCCTTTTCCGGCTGTGGAACAACGTCCTTGTGGCCGACATGATATTCAAACCGGCAGGTGGTCTGCTTGTTGGATTCGATGGGTTGACCTTTGACCTTGACCCAGCCGGATGGGCTGATATCCTTGATGTGGAAGTAGCGCAACAGGGGCGGAATGTTGGCCTCGTAAATTTGGGTGCCCTTGTAACCGTGCGGATTGAGGCGCATTTCGGTGCCTTTGTGGTCATACCAGAGGTTCTTCGCACGGTTCATGGTTGCCATGTTTTTGAATTTGAGAAGGATGAACTTGTGCTCCTTGCCGCCATCGAACCCGTAGAGCGCCTTGCGTCGAATGAGCTTGCAGTCATCCACCAGTATGGAATCTTCGCTGTATTTTCCGAGCGCGGTTTTCAGGTCGGTTATGAAGCGCGCCTTGGCATCAAAGCCCCACGATTCCGGCACTTTTGCATAGAAGAAGGGTTCATGATTTGCAACGCTGATGCAACACGTGCTGCCTTGTTCATTGATGCCGAACATTTGAATAACAAACCTTTTTTTGTCCTTGTTGTGTTTTGCAAGACCATTGGAACCGCCGCTGCTGCTGCTGCTGCGACTGTTTGTGCCCGGCACTTCATCGCGCACTTGAAAATCGAATAAACGGAATGAATTTTCTTCTACTGCTGATGCTTCCACTGCTACTGCCATCACTGAAATCAGTATGATACATAGACCGGCATTTTGTGTTTAACTGATTTCAATTTTTATTGAAAATCATTTTTTTGCCATTGTTTTGGTTTTAGCATTTCAATCGCGCAAATAAAATGATTAATGCGCAAATAATATAAAATTATAGTGTCATGACCATTTAAACAAATCAAGATCAAGTCGCATTCATGAGTAGTTCAGCATCCATTTCTGCGGCCAAGAAACGTCGCGCCAATCAGCTTCAGCCGCCGTTGACGCAGCAACAGCAACAGCAACAGCCTTTGCAACGACCTGGATCTGCGCCTGTGTCTGCACCTTCTTTAGCAAACATGACGCCGGCTCAACGACAACAATTCATGATGCAGCAACAGCGAATGCAGCAAATGCAGCAACAGCAACAGCAGCAACAGCAGCAACAGCAGCAACAGCAGCAACAGCAGCAACAGCAGCAACAGCAGCAACAGCAGCAGCAACAACAGCAGAAAATGCAGCAACCATCTGGAACTCAAAAAGCGACATCTGGCAAAACTCCCGGACTGACATGGCCAATGCCTCCCATTTATCTAATGAAACAAATGGACACGCTGTTGTTTCAACAAAGTCAAACCATTGATGAACTTAAGAACCGTTTGAATTGCATTGAATCCGGGTCATTGCCCGATGGATTGCCGGAGGGGTTTGCCGGACACGTTGGATTGGAACAAACCAAACAGTCTCTCCTCGTCGACGACGAGTTTGTCTCCGGCATCGTGGACAACATCATGTCCAACTCCAACTTGTCCGAAATCATTGAACAAATCGACACCGTGCAAAACGACAACCGAGAATTGCGCGAATTGCTTCACGCCCAACAAAAGACTATCAATGAAATGAACGTGATGTTGTTGAAATTGATTAGTCAAAATTTGACCACAACTGCCGCTGCCCCTGCTACTGCCGCTGCCGCTGTCCCTGTCCCTGCTACTGCCGCTGTCGCTGCCCCTGCATCTGCCCCTGCTACTGCCGCTGCCTCTGTCCCTGCTACTGCCGCTGTCGCTGCCCCTGCATCTGCCCCTGCTACTGCCGCTGCCCCTGTCCCTGCTACTGCCGCTGCATCTGTGCCGCATTCCTCCGATTTGGAAGAAGAGTCGGGAGAGAACATTCACATGGACGTGATAGATCCATAAACCGCGCGCATCAATGTGCCTCGTAATATTTATATGAAATTATTGTAGCATATAAATAAACATAAGTATTTAAAAAAACATCACGCGTTACAATAATAGTATCAATCCCGAAATGCAATCAGTGTTTGCCATTTTAATATTTTGTGTGATTCTCTTTTTTTACTTGCACATTTACTTTCACATGAAAACCAGCAATGATCTGGAAGTGTATGAAATCGACCAACCATCCAAAGACAAGTTGGAAGAAGTGTGCGACTTGCGACAGCCGGTGCTGTTTGATTATCCGAATGAGCGGTTGATGGAATCGTGCACGCTGAGCGCAATTCGCGCCGCATACGGTGCATTCGACGTGCGACTTCGCAACGTGAAGGATGCGGCGGATGAAGCCGATGCAACCGAGTTATACGTCCCGCTCACGCTGCACGCCGCCGCCGAATCATTTCGAAGCGACAAAGAGTCGCGCTACATCAGCGAAAACAACGGCGACTTTTTGGAAGAAACGGGTCTTGTGAAAACATTCAAATACAACGACGCGTTTTTGCGCCCGCCAATGGTCTCCAAATGCGCCTATGATTTCATGTGCGCATCTCCGGGCACCACAACCCCGCTGCGGTATGAGCTGAATTATCGCAACTACTACTTGGTGACGCATGGCAGCGTGAAGATGCGACTCATCGCCCCCCATGCCAGCAAGTACCTGTATCCAGTTTCAGACTATGACAATTTCGAGTTTCGGTCTCCCGTGAACCCGTGGCAAGTGCAGGCCGAATATCGCGCTGATTTTGATAAAATCAAGACGATGGATGTGGAGCTGCGCGCCGGTCAAATCATTTATATACCAGCATATTGGTGGTGCAGCATTAAATTCCCAGAAACAATGCCCGGGGCAACCATTTGCTGTTTCAAATACAGAACTTACATGAACACCGTCAGCGTGCTGGACAAGCTTTGCATGTGGCTACTGCAACAGCAAAACGTGAAACGCGACACAATTGAAAAGAAAATAACCGCGTTTGCCCCTGCATCAACTCTCGTCGCCACTTCTGCTGCTGCTGCTACTGCTGCCACTGCTACTACTACTGCTGCTGCCACTGCTGCCACTGCTGCCACTGCTGCTGCTGCAACCGATGCAATCAACGTCAATGCTTCTGGCTAAAATCAAAAAATCAGCAGCAGTTATGCGATCTTCCGCTGGCAAAAGTGCACGCCGAAACAAGTCCCGCATGGGTTCATTTTGAATTGCATTAAAACATTCCGGATTGATGTGTCCGCTTTGTTCGGCATTGAAGAAATTGAGGGGGTAATCTTTCGAAAAAAGATACAATTTGCGAAACACGATCATGGTCATAAACATCAACCCCATGGACCACACGTCGTGATGTTTTTGCAGTTTTTTCCACACGTATGCGTCCATGTTCACTGATGGGTTGAACCCGTTTCCAGTTTCTGGCGCACAAAACGGCTTGGTTCCTCCGGTTCCATCACTGACGCCAGCATTTCCGGACATTCCAAAGTCAATCAAGTAAAGCGACAGGGATGATGGAGAAGAGTCGTCCCTTTTCACCAACGTGTTTGCGGGTTTGATGTCGCTGTGCACGATGTTTAAATCATGCAAGTAAACCAGTGCTTCTGCCATTTGAATGCACAAATGCATGATTTGGGCATTTGTGGCATGCGGTTCGCGTTTGAGCCAAGTGTCCAATGTGTGAGATTGACACACTACCGGCTGAATGCTGTATGAAATGTGATGGAATATTGTGCGGACACTGGGCGGTATTTTTTGAATGTTTCTCAAATTCACGTGAATCGGCAAGACAATGTGGTGAATTGAATCGATTCCGGAACCAACCACCACATCTGGCATCACATATGGCACGACGTCTGATTTATTTGAAATGTTCATGAGTTTTGAAACAACAAAATGTTCGGACTGTATTTGCGAATTGTCAAATGCGTGTTCCACGCGCACCATGAAATTGGACACTCGATGCATGCCAACTATGGAGCGCATGTTGCGGTACATCATGTAAATTTGCGGATGGTTGTGGATGTCAATGTGGGACACATCAATTAGAAGCGTTGGGCGGCGTTTTATCTTGCCAACATAATGCACAATGTCATCATTGGTCGTTGCGTATGAGCGAACCGTCATTTTTTTGCAGTCTGAAAACAAAAGCAGTTGACGAACCATTGCGATCAACGGCGCCACATCGTCTTTTGCAGCCGAATTCCATTTGCAGATGACTTCCATGTCATTTTCATATCTGTAATCATCCGCGGGCACAGCAATGGCAGGCACAGGGTCAACAATGGCAGGCACAGGGTCAACCATGGCAGGCACAGGCACAACAATGGCAGTCGACGCTGGCGCTACGGGATTCAGTTCCATTCGGGTGGTTGCTGTGGTGGTCATGGCAATGCCCCCTCCATCCTCTCTGGGTGGGCGAACGAATTGCATTGACCTTTTGATAAATTTCAGAAATATTCTAAACATGTAACGTTATAATAATAATAAGAATTCGGTTTATATTGTTTATGTTTTGGATAAAAAATATAAACACAATGCACAGACTGCAAGGTAATGGCACGCGCATCAAAATGAACACGAGTGCAGCACAAGTCGACATGACCGCGCTCGAAAAAGCGCTTGAAAATGAAAACAATGAATCCATCTCAAATTTAACCACGCGCAAAATCAATGCAGAAAAGTTGCGCCAGTTGCAACAACTTGGACTCAATCAATCCATTTTGGAAGACTACTTCCACAAACTGAGAGATTATCGACACGTGGATGATTTGAATGGATTGTTGCACGGGTCATACATTCGATGGATTGATTTGAAAAACCCGGCAAAGCTCTCTCTTGCAAGGGGCGGCATCATCTGCGATATCAAAATCGGCCAAAAAGGGGTGCAGCTTTTGTGCAAAACGCATCCCAACCCCGCGATGTTTCACGTCGTCATGGACGAATCCGTCATTTTTCAGCGACTGAGTCCGCAAGAACGCGTCATCCTTACCGCAATGGATTATTTGGATGATGAAGCAGATGCATAAATATAAAACAAAATGCACATAAATGCGTAGCAACGCGCTTTCATGTTGGAGCATTTGAACGGACGATGATGCAATCATCCTCGTCGCTTATATCATAAGTTGCATGTGGTGGTGGCGTCTTGGATCTCGCAATGAGATAGACGACCCCGTCATATGTTTTTCCTAAACACCATGTCGTTGCCTTGAGTGCAAACGACAATGCCAAATCGGCAATAAAAAAAAACACCATGTGATGCGGGCAGTGCAATGCGCGGATATCAATTTGCAGATATAATATTTTTTCGTGTTTTGGCAATGAATGATGCATGCCGTCTTCGCCCACTGGTTCCCTTGCGAGGATGGAACTGGGCCCGCCCTTTGCACGACATGTCAAAGTATTTCAATCCCTTTTTTTCGAACACGCTGGTGGTGCAAAGCGCAATTGCATTTTGAGTGCCCACTTTTTTCTCCACGGCCTTGATGCACTTGCACAACTTGGTTGCCAAAATCTCTTCCGCCTTTCGTTTCACGTCGGAGCTGCTTAAATTGGCAGTTGGAATTTTATAATACGAGAGAATCTTCTCATAATCTGATTTTGTCATTTTCATGTTGGCCATGTTTCTCAATGGAATTAATTGAATTAAATTGAATTAAGTGAAATGCCTAAACCCTAAAACAAAAACGTGCAACCCGGTTTCCTATTAAACACTTATAAAAAAAAATATTTTTGACTGTGCATGAAACACACAAATAGTCATGTAATTTTAAATATAGAATTATTATAGCTTGCACACGCGCACATAAACATTTAGTGGAAATTGCCATGACAACGACAATCGCCTCAAAAAAAATAGTGGTGCTGGATGTGGACGAAACCATTGGATACTTTGTTGAGCTGGGCATCTTTTGCGATGCACTGACCAAAACGTCGTGGAGCAACGACCCCAGCGCGCAATACGCGCACTTTGACCATTTGATGAACGCGTTCCCCGAATTCTTGCGTCCCAACATCATGGACATTTTGCGGTTCCTGAAAATGAAGAAAGAGGCGAATGAATGCTGCGGGATCATGGTTTACACGAACAACAGCGGGCCGCGAGAGTGGGTGGAACACATCATTCGATACATAGAACACAAACTGGGGGGGAACGTGTTTGACAAAATTGTGGCGGCGTTCAAAATCAACGGCAAAATCATAGAAATGGGCCGCACCACGCACGACAAGACGTATGACGATTTCATGCGGTGCACCAAGCTGCCGTCCAACGTGGAAGTGTGCTTTTTGGACGACCAAATGCATTCGCAAATGGAGCACGACCAGGTGTATTACATCAATGTGAAGCCGTACGTGCATCAGCTCAGCGTGCACACGTTGGTGGACCGGTTCATGCAATCGACCGCGCTGCGCACCACCGTTGTTGGCATTGGTGGCACAGAACACTTTAGAAGTCGCATTTTGCAGTTCATGCAACGGTTTCAGGATGCGCATGTTCCAAAAGACCCGATGGAACAAGAAATCGACCGAATCATTAGCAAGAAAATCATGGAACACTTGAACGAATTTTTCAACGGCGCTGCAAAACCGGGGTCGTTCAAGCTGCAAAAACAAAAATCGGCGGATTCAAAACAAAAAACAAAGAAGAAACTTTAGTGCGCTGGTTCATTTGTTTTTAGCAAACCAAAACCAAAACCAAATCCCTTTATTTTTTTATTTACATACATTATAACCCCCATAGACACAATGTTCAACATTTCCAGCTTCATCTATTTGGTTTTCCTGTTTTACGTGCTCAGCCCCAACGTGCTGCTGCGCATCCCGCCCAACGGTTCCAAGCACGTGGTTGCGTTCGTGCATGCCGTCGTGTTTGCCGTGGTGTACTATTACACGTCCGGCTACGTCGGCGCAATGCTCGGTTCGCTTTAAGCAACACAGACAATTGGGTTCGGATTATTTTATCATATGATTCATTTGATTCATATGAATATTTTTGAATGATTATCAAACAAGTTTGGATTTGGATTTGGATTTGGATTTGGATTTGGATTTGGATTTGGATTTGGATTTGGATTTGGATTTGGATTTGGATTTGGATTTGGATTTGGATTTGGATTTGGATTTGGATTTGGATTTGGATTTGGTTTTGGTTTTAGTTTTGCCTTTTTTCAAGCGTTTCTTGGTAATGCGGTGCTTGCCTCCCCGAGGAATGCCACTGCGCGTGATTGTGTCAGCCGGAAAAATCAATCCTTGAGCTTCGTCTTGTGGCATTGCAATGTAAAATAAGTCAATGTGGCTGAATTTTAGCACAAATTCGTTTAATAATAAACACAATTCACCCAATGTTCGCAGTCGTTTAAACGACATTGGAACTGTGTAAGAGTAGGTCGACCCATCCAGACGATGCGCAGTTTGGATTGACAACCCCTGTGGGTCCACGAATCTCCAGGGCGCACCTGCTTCAGTCCAGTCAACTGGATCCAGTGTGAATGCCACCCAGTGTCCAATTTCTTCGGCGTCCACTAGTTCTGGTGATCGTCGTCTGTGCATTAACTTCACCAAAATTGCACAAGCCTGTGGCGTCGTGCCTTCTGTCATGACTTGATTTAACTTAGCAGACATTGTTAGCATGATGTGCAATAATTTGGAAATTCCATTGGTGGGAACAAGTGTTATATCTGGTTCAATTGGAACAATTGGAAGACGTTCGAGTATAAAAGCTGATCTGTCCCGGTCGAAACGTCTTAAAATGTTGCCATCACTCCTATTCCTATTCATCAAATCAACGAAATTCAGAAACATTCTGGAAGTTATTCCTTCATTTTGAATTAACGTTAAGACTTCTCCGGCATGATGCGTTATTATCCCAAGATAAACCATTAAATTGTAAAAACACCCTTGAGACACAAAATGCAACCCCTGTCGCACATTGCGAACTCCCAATGGCTGCATGTTAACAACTTGTTGACTCGATTGAAAATTAAACCAAAGCATTTCAATGACATGCGTGGGCGGCAACTGTTGCACTGTTGTGATGCGCGCACTATTTGGATATGTGTATAAATATGGGCGAATGATGGACGTGGACGTGTCTCGAACCATGAATTTATTAACAATTCCAAGTTGTGCGATCGTATTCCCGACATGGAAATGACCAGCACGACAAACATGAAAAACAATGTTTATTCTGAATGCCACTGACGGTTGTGTAATTAGACGAACTTGTTCCACATCCTTTTTTATTATGTCAAACAATGTCTTGTATGTTCCATAACTCTGGTCGGTCTTGTACAACTGGTTCAATTGTGCATAATCAATTACATTTCTTTTTTCCAATATCACATCATCCACTGACTTGAATGCCCATATTCCGGTTTGAGGGACAAGATGTCGTTTGCGCTCACGCGCTTCGTGTGGTGGATCACAGAAAAATCGCATTGGATTTAACCCAATCCATCCATTGCCTCGGGGACATTGTTCGCCAGAAGTTCCTAGCAAAATGTTAAAGTGGTCAGGTTGATTCGGATTGTCTGCCGAAACGAACTCTGAACCATGGACCGTAACTTCGCCTCCAATTCGGATTGATGCGAATGGGGCACTTTGACCCACGTGAGGAGAAGTGTATCGAACATCAGTCAAGTGTTGGTCAATTGGATATTCAACCCATGAGGGAGACATTGTCTCTCCATGAATTATCACGGCATAAGTCAACCTATTCACCGGTTGTGGTGCTACTCCTATATCCATGTCATCCGCGCCGGAAGGTGATCGTGGTGGCGACTCTGGATCTAGTTGCTGTGGTTGTTGCGACAGTTGTTGCGACAGTTGCGGTCGTGGTGAATGTGCCGCAACTGGAACATGCAACGTTGATGCCGTCACTGCGCCCCCGGGGGAAATGGATGCTGCAGTCAGTTCCCTCAAGTTGGCATTGAAACGTCGCACTGGATGAGGAAGAAATCTATTAGACGGGGGTGGTGCATCTTCATTCCCGATCCGGTTCAAAGCAAGGAACGCATCGGTGATTTGGGCATTTACTTCAATCAATTTGTCGTTGAATGAACTGTCGACACACAACTCGTTTGTTATTGGGTCAATTGTCAATGGTTGCCATAGAACATCAATGTGTGGTATTTCCGCAATAGCAAATGGTATGTGTTGGTGTGGCTGTAATGTTGAATTTAACCTTCCAATTCTGCGTGTCAACCTTACAAGAAACCTCTGCAAGGTTTCCGGAGTATAAGCCAGCATTTTCACTCTGATTCTTTGAGTGGTATTACGATGAGTTTCTTGGTTTTTAAGGACAGCATTAACATGTGCATTCAAATTACCCAGCGACATCAACAATGGTTCAATGTGTCTCATCATGACTGCAACTACAGAAACTTCTGGAGCAATCATTGACCCATATGTTTGGTGCTTCAACGAACTCAGGTCAATTGGGTTCGGATTTGCCGCACTCATTCTTATAAAATCTATAGTATTAAATGATATACTATGCATTTAAAAAAGTTTACATTCATTCAACATTCTTAAGTTCCGTGCGCGTGGAATTGTTGAACGTGCGGTTTGCCAGGTTGAAGCAATCCGGGTTCATGGGGTCAAACCGTTCGGTCCTAAATAAGAGCGGATGCGTTTGCGGAATCTGGCGCGAGTCAATGCGCACGTTGTACAGGTCGCTCTTGGACGACGGGACGTATTCGGCTTGGTCGCATTTTTGCAGCCCAAAAAACTGGTTGCGCAGTGTGGATTCCACGTTGACCGCCGTTGCGTAACCTGACCACGGCGCAACCGCGCTGCCGGGATTGAACACTTGTTCCGGGTTGTATATCGGAAAGTTCATGATGGGCACGGTTGTTTGGGCGCGCTGGTCCAGAATGGGCATAATAGTGTATTTGGTCAACACGGGTCGCGCACCCAGCTGCGGTTGCAGAGGGGCCGACGGAATGTTGCGTTCTCTCATGCGACGGCTCAGCTCTTCGGTTCGCTCTTGTTGACACTGCGCCACACCAGTGGGGACGCCATAAAATCGGTCCGACATGGGTTATGTGTGTTGTTATTGATTGTGGGTTTAATTGTAATATGCAAATATAATATTTAATATTTTTCAACATTCATTTAAAGAGTTTTATGCATTGTTTATCAGATCTCTCATTCACAGTCTGCGGTTCGAATCATGTGCGGCATTTTTTACTATGAGTCAATCGGGTCGAGTGCGCGTGTTCCCATGAACACACTGAACGGGTTGCAACAAAATTTTGCTAAAATATCGCACCGCGGGCCGGACAACAGCCGGTTCGTTGTTGAAGGCCAGCGTTGCGTCGGGTTTCATCGCCTTGCCATCAATGGCCTCAGTTCAACCGGCGACCAGCCCTTTAACCTGCTGGGCTGCCAGCTGATTTGCAACGGCGAAATTTACAACCATGCCAAATTAAGTCATAAGTACGGGTTCGAGTGTGTTAGCGGATCGGATTGCGAGGTCATTGTCCACTTGTACAAGCTATTCAATGGCGACATGCGCGCGACGTTGAAAGAGTTGGACGGCGTTTTTTCGCTGGTTCTGATCGACACGGAGCGCGCCTTGGTGCACATTGCGCGCGACCCGTTTGGCGTGAGGTCGCTTTACACCGGCAGTTCCAGCGACTATGCTCACGACATTTCGGTTGCGAGTGAAATGAAGGCGCTGCAACACTGCGCGCACGTGGAGCAGTTTCCTGGTGGGTGCTACATGACGCTGTCCAAGGTTGCAGGCGACGGCGAATCCAAGTTCGATACGATTCTGCAGTCGTATTACGACGATCTCACGCTGAATGAAGCGCTGGATGTGCCATACGTGTACAATTTCGGCACAGCTGTGCTGCATGACGATGTTAATGCAACCCAAGAGCAGTTGGAACTTAGAGCATGCACCTTGGTGCGCAACTTGTTTGAGCTGGCGGTGTGCAAGCGGCTGATGAGCGATCGCCCGGTGGGTTGTCTCCTATCCGGAGGCTTAGACAGCTCCATTGTATCCGCGCTCGTTGTCAGGCACATGGCTAAACCAGGCACTGTTGTGGACACGTATGCCGTCGGCTTGGAGGGTTCCGTGGATCTGAAGTGGGCGCGGCGCGTGGCGGAGCATCTGGGCACGCGGCACCACGAGGTGTGCCTGACGGAGCAGCAATTCTTGGATGCCATTGACGCCACCATTTACCAGATTGAGAGCTACGACACGACCACCGTGCGCGCATCGGTTGGCAACTACCTGGTCAGCAAATACATTTACGAAAACACGGACAATGTGGTGATATTTTGCGGCGACATGAGCGACGAGATTTTCGGGTCGTACCGCGGGTTCACCAAAGCGCCGAGCGACCACGATTTTGCAAGAGAGAACACGCGCATGGTGCGCGACGTGCGCTACTTCGACCTGCTGCGGTCTGACAAGAGCATCAGTGGCGCGGGACTGGAGGCGCGCGTGCCCTTTGCGGACAAGACGTTTTTGGAGTTTGTCATGAGCCTGCCGCCGTGGATGAAGCGGTTCGGGGAGGGCGCGGACTATGCCGTGGAAAAACACTTGCTGCGCAAGGCCTTTGGAACACTTTTGCCGGAGGATGTCATGTGGCGGCGCAAGGAGGCGTTCAGCGACGGCGTCAGCGGGCACGACCGCACCTGGGTGCAAATCATCAAAGAATATGTGGACCAGCGCGTGAGCGATGTCGAGTTCAGCGTTGCGAACGAGTTGAACAAGTATAAGCATAATGCGCCGTATGACAAGGAGAGCTACTATTACCGGACGGTGTTTGAGCGGCATTTTCCTGGAGGGGGGCGCGCCGAAACCATTCCGTATTTTTGGAGGCACCCGTTTTGCGATGGAATATTAGACCCGTCTGCACGATTATTGAAGGACGTTTATGTGGTGGAGAATCAAAGTTAAAAAGCATAACTTCAAAAAAATAAATATAAGCATAATGCAAATACTAGGTCATAATAAAATGCCGTCCAAAAGAACCGGACTCATACCTTCAAAGAAGAATTTCACGGCGGTGGGAGGGGTTGGCGCACGCCCCTTCTCAATGCAAAACAAAATATCAATGATGGCACCGCATGTGGCAGGTGCAATGCCACCACAACCAGCACCAGCACCAGCACCACCGCAAGCGCCGCCAACACAAGCATCAATCGACCGTTTATTTAACATCGACAGTTTTTCAAAGACATTTAGTGGAACGAAAGACTCTCGGTTTCCAGACAAACAATTGACTCCGGTGTATATACCCGTGTTGGCTGCTGCAACCACTCGATGGACCAATTTTTTATCATTTCATCCGGATGGATTAAACACCATAAATGCAATCTACAAAAAAAACGTCGGCAAAGACTGGAAAGGGTTTGAACTAGTTGCAGTCAACAATTCATACAAGGGAAAGGCGATTGCATCAATATCCGCTACAAGATTTTCCAATATTCCATATGGCTTTGCACTGAACATAAACACGACCATGTTGCTAAATGGATGGACTGATCCCGATGACCCGAAGAAAAAACATTACACTTTTTCACTAACAAATTTAGAACACGTGTTTGCACACGAACTTGGACACGTGCTTGGTCTTTGCAACCTCCATTCATCCGGAGACATTGTGCGTCTTCCAACCTTTATGAAAAATGTGGATTATATTTATAATGGGGCATTCGTATATAAACGTTTCGGGGTTGATCTGCCATTTGGCAACATGTCCGGTCGTCTAGTAATTAGTGCGCGACAATTTCCACAAACTCATTCAGAACACAACAAACTCATCAACAAGGCTGCAAGACTTACAGGGGGTGGTCCATTGCACATCATGTTGTCTGATGATGAAATGCATTGGAACCAAACCACGGTGTCTCTTGAAGTGCATGCATGGGGCATAGCCCCAGGACACGATGGCCACTACAAATACAACCCGGCTGGTATGCAACATTTTCCCGCATTTTACAATGAACTCATGGCGCCAGGATTCAATCCACAATATGATGACACAAATGGTTATTTTATTTCCAGCAAATCACTGAAATATTTGACAGAAATGCGTTTGAACGGGAATCGCATGTATGTTGAAAAAAGCCCCGGGGCAAGCGAAGTTAGTGGCGTGATTGAGTATGGGAAATTATCAAACCTCTCACTATTGTACATTATGACAGGCAAAGCGGGTGGTAATTTTCCGGCAATCAAGGGCATTGCAACGGTTGAACGGACATTGTTGCGTGACGCGGATGCAGATGCAACCGATGCACATGCTTACAATGTTTTTTATCCGGATGGATACGCCGGCGACCGCAATGACGAGGAGGAAATCATCCAGATCGTGAAGAACCATGAGAGAATCGTGAATGACCCCGCATTTGTGGAATTTAAGTGCTGTTCATAAAAATTGCTTATTATATAAATTATATTTACATATGATAAACACAAGTTCAAAATAAAATGCCGCATAAAAGAACCGGGCTTATGCCTTCAAAGAAAAACTTCACAGCGGTGGGGGGGGTTGGCGCACGCCCCTTCTCAATGCAAAATAAAATATTAAGACAGGCACCGCGCGTGGCAGGAACCATGAATATGGTTGCAGCTGCACCCCCACCGCCAGCACTACCACCAGCACTACCACCAGCACCAGTAACCGATCCACCCGCACTATTTGACATATGGAGTTTTTTAAACACATTTGATGGGAAGTACCCAGGTTATCCAGATGAAAAATTAGAACCGACTTATTGGACTGCATTGGGTAATGCAACAACCCGGTGGGAAAATTTTTTATCATATGACCCTGTTTATCTTTCCATTGTAAAGGAAAAATACAAAGAAAAATTTGACAAGGACTGGAATGGTCTTGAACTGGTTGGAATCAGATACGGAGTCGACAACTCAAATCAGATTGCAACAGCTTCTGCTGTGTCCTTTCTAGGAACCGATATAGCATTTGGGTTTGTCATGGAAATAAACAATGACATTATGAAAAAAGGGTTCAAAGATCCAAAATCAGGGGCAGTCACCATGCTTTCATTGACAAACATAACAAATATTTTTGCACATGAACTTGGTCATGTGATTGGATTGTGCAATACCACGGAAAATGAAGAATCAATTATGCTGCCACATGAGATCGACCCTTCAAATCCAGAAAGATCTTACTATGTTCCAAAACCAAAACCCAAAGACATTCCAAACTTTAAATGCATAGATAATGGACGTTTTCCAGAAACATATTCAGAACATCATAAACTCATTGATTCCGCAAAACAAAAATTAGGCTTTGTTGTGCTCCCATACATCATTTTGAGCGATGATGGCTCACATTGGAAAGAAGACATGGTTACTCATGAAATTTACACATGGGATTTCACATCCCATTCCCATAAACTGTTTTACAAATACTATTATGGTAATTTTGAAAATGAAATCATGGTGCCGGCGTATAATCCGATTTACGACAATAAAACTGGCTATTTAATTTCCAGTAAATCCTTGAAATATTTGACGGAAATCAGACGAGGCAATGATTTGCAAATGTTTAATGAAAAAAGCCCAGGAGCAAGTGAAGTTAGCAGTGTAATAAAAACCGGGAATTTGCCGAACAAAACCTACATTTTGAAAGGCAAGGCGGGTATCATTGTTCCAGCAACCAAAGGAATTACTCCAGTGATCACGGTTGAACGGACATTGTCGCGTGACGCGGATGCAGATGCAATCGACGCGGATGCAGATGCAATCGACGCGGCCACCGACGCAATCGACGCAGATGCAACCGATGCACATGCTTACAATGTTTTTTATCCGGATGGATACGCCGGCGACCGCAATGACGAGGAGGAAATCATCCAGATCGTGAAGAACCATGAACGAATTGTGAATGACCCCGCATTTTTTAAATTCAAGTGCAGACATTGATAGAATAAAATATGAACAAAGTATATGAACCAAATAAAATGCCGTCCAAAAGAACGGGCATTATGCCTTCCAAGAAAAACTTCACTGCAGTGGGCGGGGTTGGCGCACGCCCCTTCTCAATGCAAAATAAAATATCAAGACAGGCACCACGCGTCTCAGGAACCATGAATATGGTTGCAGCTGCACCCCCCCCGCCACCGCCAGCACCAGCATTAGACAATTTATTTAACATATACAGTTTTGGCAACACATTTGATGGGAAGAAATTCACAGGTTACCCAGATAAAAAATTAGAAAACAATCATTGGCGTGCATTGATTGCTGCAACGATTAGGTGGAAAAATTTTTTATCGTATCATCCAGATGGGTTGAACGCGATAAGAACAAAATACAAACAAGAATTTGGAAAAGAGTGGAAAGGTCTTGAGTTGGTTGGAATAAACTATTCACGCACTGTAGGGATTGCAGGAACTTCTGCTGTAAAATTGAAAGGAACCAAACTGCCATATGGGTTTGTGCTGGACATAAATAAAAATATGTTGACAAACGGATTAACCGACAGCACGGGAACATATCAATTTTCACAAATAAACATCGAGCACGTGTTTGCCCACGAATTGGGACACGTGCTGAACCTCTGCAATACCCTTACACCAGACAACATTGTGCGTATTCCAGGTTTTGTAAGCAATGTGGATTACATTAGATCCCACCAAATAGTGTATAAACGAATTGAGGGCAATCTGCCCGACGCCACGGCCGGTAGAGCAATTAGTAGTATCCGACCAGGGTCGAAGATGGAGTATACAAAAACTTATTTAGAACACGCTAAACTCCTCCAGGCTGCAACCACAAGAGCGGCAATCATTTCAACATACATCATGTTATCCGATGATGGAAAACACTGGAATGATAAGATGGTGTCACTTGACGTTCACGAATGGAGACTACCAGACCAAATATACAAACCAATTGGCACACAAAAATTTAGTAATTTTTACAATGAACTCATGCAACCTTATTTTCATCCATCATATGACAATGAAAACGGATATTTGATTTCCAATAAATCATTGAAATATTTGATAGAAACACCAGTAGATGGGTATCAACTGTATGTTGAAAAAACTCCAGGAACAAGCGAAGTTAGTGGTGTCGTTAAATTCGGCCCGTTGTCAGACCTCACGCACATTTTAAAGGGCGCAGCAGGTCGCATATTTCCGGCATTCAAAGGGGTCACAACAGTTGAACGGACAGATGCAAATGATGCAAACGATGCTTACAATGTTGTTTATCCAGAAGGTCATGTAGGTGATTGCGATGATGAAGAGGAAACCATCCAGATCGTGAAGAACCACGAAAGAATCGTGAATGACCCGACATATATGGCAAACAGAATACGATGTTGTTCTTGAAATTGGTGCGCTAAAATCGCGAACAATTGCATATTTGCACATAATATGCGATTGATTGTTGTAAAATGAACCTGAATTTGGACCAAGTGGACCACGTCACGCTGGACCTCATGGTGAACCAGCCGCAGTACGAGCGGTACCTACGAAACAAAGAAGCGGACCTGACCGGGAAATACGAAAAAGCCAAGCGCTTCTACAAAAAGAGGATCACGGAAATGACGCGGGACTTGCTGAAGGGGGAAATGGTCAACGACATATTTGTGCTTCAGGCATTCGAAGCGTATGCCAAAGCGTGCATCACGTATTTTAGAAACAAGGATAAAAATGACACGCTGCAAGAAGAGCACATGGCGGAGTGCGTGGCGGTAGGGTTTCTGCCGCCCATAGTGGAAGACCATGCGGATCATGATGAGGGGCATGATGACGAGGACCATGACGAGGGGGATGATGACACTGAGGAGGATTCGGGTTCATCGGTGCTCGCAGACTCGTCGAAGCGAAAGCTGGAGATAATGATGTCGTTCGACAAACACAAACCGCACACGCCCACGCTGGACACGTACGTCATTAAAACCACGCCCGCGGCGTCGGCACGCAGCAATCACGTGCCCATTCCCAAGCTGAAAGAAATCAATTTGGATGACCCCAAATTTAAAACCAAGGACATTAAGCCCAAACCATCCAAACCATCCAAAACAAAAGCCATTGAACTATGAATATGAACTTTTTAAATTGTGAGTTATTTTAAATTATTTCCATATTGTAATTGAGCAATTATGAAAATAAAACACACAAGGCGCTGCAAACGCAGAAGTGGTGGAAGACGCTGCAAAGGCGGTACCCGAAAGAACGAGAGGAATGGCAATAAAGTCAAGAAAGTCAAGAAAGTCAAGAAATACGATTTCGAACGGCTGAAGTGCGGTCCGGTTCAGCAGCATTACTTCACGTGCTACGACAACGACACGCTGCACAAGTTAAGAGACGGATGGAATGTGCGCCATCCGGACGCCCGCATTGAAACGAACGACCCGAAGGAAATATGGACCGCGTTGAAACAGCGGTTTGGTCGCATGTGCCGCAACGAAGCGTGCTGGATGAAGCAGCTTGCGGGAAACGAATTTGCCGAGCGGATTGAGAATGATGCAACGTTTGCGCCCGAGGCACCGAAGTCGTGGATTCGCGACCCGGACGAGTGGTTGAGCAGCGAAGAGATTGAACGCGTGATGAAGCAGTACGAAGACAAGTTTCCCGCGTTTGAATTCCTGGGGCCGTCGCCGAGCGACTACAACGCGCCCAAACTGGCTGGAGTTTGCGTGTGGGAGGAGCTCTGCAATTTCAATTTAAAAAAGTACGTGGAGTCGGGCACGCACCAAATCGGCGTGGTGTTCAACACGGACCCGCACACGGAAGACGGGGCGCACTGGGTGTCGCTCTTCATCAATGTGGATGGCGCCAACCGCAAAAACAACTACGTGTTCTTTTTCGACAGCACCGGCGACCGCCCGCAAAAAGAAATTCGAGAGTTCACGGAAACGGTCATGCAGCAGGGGCGTTCTCTCGGGATCACATTCAAGTACTATGAAAATAGGAAACAGCATCAAAAGCGCAACACGGAGTGCGGCATGTACGCACTCTTCATGATTGTGAACCTGATTGAAGGCACGCGGACTCCCGAAGAGTTCATGCGCGGGGTGCGCATCCCCGACAACCACATGCTTGAATTTCGCAGCGAATATTTCAATCGCGGTGGCAGCATATAAATTTCATGAATATGAATTGTATCAAAAAAAAGCTTAAATGTTTAGTAATTCAATTGTGCATAATTTGTTATTGCAACGTGTTTTTTTTTGATATTATAACATCATGCATCGTCCAACCATTTGCTTGAACATGATTGTCAAGGACGAGTCGCACATCATTCGGGAAACCCTGGACATGCTGTGCTCCAAAATACAGTTTGACCGCTGGGTCATATGCGACACGGGCTCGACGGACAACACTCGAGAGATAATCACGCAATTCTTCGGTAAAAAAAACATTCCCGGGGAACTGCATTGCGACGAGTGGGTTGATTTTGGGCACAACCGCTCGCTTGCCCTTGAACGGGCATTTAATAAAACCGACTTATTGCTCGTGTTTGATGCGGATGATGAAATTCACGGCACCATCGCCATTCCGACCGAAGTCGCATTTGATGAATATCATCTGAAGTTCGGGGTTCCCAAATCGGGCGTAAATTACACGCGAACCCAAATAATAAACAATCGCAAACGGTTTAGATATTTGTCCGTGCTGCACGAATTCATCAGTTGCCAGGAACCGTCGCCTGCCCGCGTCTGCATATTGGATGGCGACTATCATTTGATTTCGGGGCGCACCGGGTCGCGCAACAAGGACCCCAACAAGTATTTGAAAGACGCAATTGTGTTGGAAAAGGCGCACGCGGAAGCCCTGGCCAAGGGCGATGAACTGTATAAACGCTATGCTTTTTATTGTGCGAACAGCTACCGAGATTGCGGGCGACACGAAGACGCGATTAAATGGTACAAAATCACTCTTTCACAGGACAACTGGGAACAAGAAAAATATGTGTCGTGTCTTTACATGTATCAATGCTACGAGGTGATGAACCGAGCGAATGAAGGATTTTTTTATTTGGTGAAGGCATTTTCATATGATGCATCGCGCGTGGAATGCTTGTATCCGTTGATTGTGCATTATTGCTGTGAAAACATGGCCGAAATGGCCTACAATTATTTCCGCATGGTGAAAATGACCGAGCCTCAAAACAATGCGGGCAAATTGTTCGTGGAGACGGACAAGGCCGGGTTTTATGTGCCATACTACATGATCATTGTCGCGGACCGAGTGGGAGACCGAGAATGCGGCATTCGCATGTATGAACTCATTTTCAAGGAAAAACACCGCACATTCAGCGCATGGCACCTGCGCAACCTGCTGCACAATATGCGTTTTTTTATAAATCACGTTAAACCCGAGGCGCTGAATGCATTTGTTGCGCTGGCCAACGATTATTTCAAATTTGTCATCGACAACGGCGTTCCTGCGAGCGCATTCAGCGACATCAACCTCTCAATTACTCCTCAAACCGCGGACAGAATGAGAGAAAAGATGGGAGGGAAACCGGCGTTCAAAAACAGCCGCAACATTCTGTTTTACACGGGGTACTGCAATGCGCAGTGGAATTACAGCAAGATGAAACTCGGCGCGCTGGGTGGTTCCGAAAAGGCGGTTGCGCATTTGTCCAAAGAGTTGGGGCTTGCGTTGGGTGGCATGACCGTTTACGTTGCGGGAGACGTGCAGCCCGAAGAGCTGCGCGAATTCAATGTGGTCTATGTTGGTCTGAAAGACTTGCCGGACTTGTTGGGTCGGACCGATTTTCACACGGTCATTTGTTCGCGCTACATTTCATTTTTGGAGCTGTACGGAAACGCGTGCTCGTTTTTCCAGTTCTATATATGGGCACACGACACGTGCTTGTTGGCGCACGGGTGCAATTTGAGCCACACGGCAATCATTGAAAAATGGGCGGGTTGCATTGATGGATGCGTGTGCCAAACGCAGTGGCATGCCGCACGATACATTGATTTGTATCCCGCACTCAAACCGAAAATGACGACGATAAACAACGGCATAGATTTGGAGCTGTTTCCGGCGGTCAGCGCTTCGAACCCAAAACTGGCGGGGAAATTCGTGTACACGTCGCGCACCGAGCGCGGACTGACGCGCGTGTTGGACCTCTGGCCGGAAGTTGTTGCGGCGGTGCCGCGTGCAACCCTTGTTGTGTCGACCTACGAAACATTTCCGTGCAACGACGACGAACGGCGCATTGAGGCCCGCATAGAATCGTTGAATCAGTCGTTCCCGAACAACCGCATTCAGCACTTGGGGAAACTGAACCCGACGCAGCTGTACGCGGAACTGAGCACGGCGGAGTACTGGTTGTACCCAACCAACTGGCCGGAGACATCCTGCATCACCGCGATGGAAATGCTCATGTCCGGGGTCATTTGCTTGTATTATCCGTTGGCCGGTTTGACGGACACCATGAACGGGTGCGGCGTCCAAATCGCCCCGGGGTCAGAGATTCAGACGCTGCGTGAAATCGCGCACGATGAGGAAAGAAAAGAGGCGCTGCGCAAGGAGGGACGCGCATATGCCGAGAGCTGCGCCTGGGCAACCCGAGCCAACGCGTGGAAGCAAACCATTTTCCAAACACGCGTTGCCATTTTCAATTCGTTCCCGTTTCACTATGAAATGTTTGGATATATTCTGGACCATTTCTCACGGAATGGTCGCAATGATGCGTCGTCAACCGTTGTGTCAATATTCACGGAAACTCGAAATGAGTTGGGATGGTTGGAGTTTTACAAAACGCAGTTCAAAACCCTAAATCTTGAATTCAGGCCGGTCTCCGATTTTTGTGATGCTCGGCACGCATTTGATTTGATTTTTGTGCCGACCGACGATGACTTTGCATTCAAGCGCGAGTGGATTGACGAGCGATGCATTGCAAGCGACCACCACATTTTAATCCGTCGTCCCGAGTATAAGCACCACATCGGAGTGCGTCCATTTGCCGGAAGCAACAAGCAATGGGCGATCCCATGTTGCGAATTCGTTTCCGCCAATGAAAAATTGAGACATTTGGAGACGGACTGCATTCACGTTGCGATTGGCGGAAGCTTGGATTGCATATTCAATTATGAGGCGATTAATCGATTGTCTTCCAGTGTGCCCCTGCATGTGCATTTCATTGGAAGAAAAATCATTGATTTGCGCCCCAAAATAAAAGAGGGCATTGTTGTTCATTTGCACGAAAAAATGGACACGAGCGAAATGATCGAGCTGCTGAAAAAATGCGACTATGTCATGACCGATTTGCTGAAAAAAAATGAGAGTTCTATGTCAGGGTACATTCCGCTTTCGTTTTCAACGCTGACATCGTTAATAATCAGCAAGCAAAACAATCGCATATACGGTTTCAAAAACGTGGTCGAATTTGAACTGAACGCGGATGACCGCATCGTGCTTTCAAAACGGGACGACACGGACATTGAGCAGTTGAAGGGCGAGAGAGACGGATTGGTTGCAATGTATGACAGTGCGATCAAAGACATTGTTGAGGAAAATGCGGTTCATTATAAAGTGAACGATGAGCTTGCATTTGCAATCGATGTTCGCGCCAGGTCGTTGCATTCAACCATGAAATTGAAATATGGTTCATTTAATGACGAGTATCCCGAACAAAAAATTGCAGTTCGGCATCTGTCTGGCAATGAAAAGGTATTGGAAATCGGGGGCAACATTGGAAGAAATTCATTAATGATTTCGTCGCTGCTTCAAGACCAAGCCAATTTAGTGGTCATGGAATGCGATGATGGAATTGCCGAACAACTTGCTGAAAACCGGGATCTCAATGGCCATCATTTTCACATTGAGCGTTCGGCGTTGTCGAAAAGAAGGTTGATTCAACGGGGATGGGACACGGTGCCAAGCGATGTTTTAGTTGACGGATACAAATGGGTAAACACCCTAACAGTTGACGAGCTGAAAAATAAATACAACATTGCGTTCGACACGCTTGTTTTGGACTGCGAGGGTGCATTTTATTACATTCTCATGGACATGCCTGAAATTTTGGATGGCATAAAGCTGATATTGATGGAAAATGATTACCACGAATTGCCAAAAAAAATGGAAGTGGATAGAGTGCTGCGTGAACACAAATTCAGACGCGTTTATGCCGAGGGGGGCGGTTGGGGGCCATGCGAAGCCTTTTTCTTCGAAGCATGGAGTCGGGTTGAACCATCGCGGAAAGCAATTGAATCACCTCCCAAGAAAATCATAGACTGTTTTATATTTTACAATGAACTGAATATGCTGGAGTATCGACTGCATGCGTTGAATTCAGTGGTGGACTATTTTGTCATTGTGGAAGCGCGTCAAACGCACGTTGGTGCGAGCAAGCCGTTGCATTTTGAGGAGAACAAGCATGAGGCACGGTTTTTGCCATACTCTGATAAAATAATTCACATCGTGGTGGATCTGCCTCACACGCAAGAAGCAATGAATGTAGACATTTCGCAAAATCACCAATGGACAAACGAGAACTTTCAAAGAAACTGCATATCTAGAGGCATTGATGAACTTGCAACCCGTTTGAACGACCACGACATCATCGTTGTGGCGGATTTAGATGAAGTTCCCGACCCTGCCACTCTTGCGAAAATGAAAGAGAAACGGTTTTCTTTGAACAAAGTTGTGGCATTTGAACAAGATTTCTACTATTATAATTTGAATTGCAAAAAGAATGAAAAATGGAACAAATGCAAGGCGCTCACGTTCAAGACATGGAATAATATGCAGATTTCATTTGAATCTATAAGGTTTCTTCCATGTGAAATAGTTGCAAAAGGAGGATGGCACATGAGTTATTTTGGCGATGCAAAATTCATAAAAAACAAAATAGAGAATTTCACGCATCAGGAACACAATTTAGAACACATCACCGATGTGGATGCAATACAAAAAAGGATGGATGCGGGGATCGACTTGTACATGCGTCCTGGTGAAACATTTCAACGGGTTGCCATTTGCGACAATGATTATTTGCCACCGTTTTACGAAACGCATCTGTCCTCATTCATTTAAGTCCGGTTCAAAATTGAGGTCAAACCATCATTTTTTTATACTTTATTAACATAATATATGCAACCCCAATCAAGTTTTATATTATGTCATCATCGTCATCCTATTCCGCATATTTAGCAAATAAAACGGTGTGCTGTTGTGTAAATGCCACGGAAGGCCCGCCTGGACCCATGGGTCCCAAAGGGCCAAAAGGAGCCACGGGTGCCACAGGTGGAAGTGGACCGCAAGGCGCAACCGGTGCAACCGGCCCGCAAGGTCCGGCGGGTCAGTCCAACTCATTTTTCAATTATTTTGCAGACACTACTAATGCTACTAATTTTAGCCCACCAATCAATCCCGGAACCTTCACATGGAACAGTGCGGGCCAGCTTGACGCGACCATCCTTTATTTGTCCAGTTTTGATTCGAATGGCAATGACATCGACGTGTTTCTTGAAACATTGCAGCCGGGAGATATCCTCGTTTTGCAGAACCAAATGAATAGCAACGAATATCAAACATGGGTCATAACCAGCGTGACATCGTATCCAAACAATTACGTTGAATTCGGAGTAACGCTGCCGGTCCCAGCTCCTCCCCCTTACTTATTTACATCAAATTTTTTAACGCCGGCTCTGGTTATAATCCGATCGGTTGGAACTACCGGACCACAAGGCCCTGTTGGCGCAACAGGCGCAACAGGTGCAACAGGCGCAACAGGCGCAACAGGCGCAACAGGCGCAACAGGCGCAACAGGCGCAACCGGCGCAACCGGCGCAACAGGAGCAACCGGCGCAACAGGCGCAACAGGCGCAACAGGCGCAATAGGTGCTACGGGCGCTACAGGCGCAACAGGCGCAACAGGCGCAACAGGAGCTACAGGCGCAACAGGAGCTACAGGCGCAACAGGAGCTACAGGTGCAACAGGCGCAACAGGCGCAACAGGTGCCACGGGAGCAACAGGCGCAACAGGCGCAACAGGAGCTACAGGCGCAACAGGAGCTACAGGCGCAACAGGAGCTACAGGCGCAACAGGCGCCACTGGTGCTACGGGAGCTACAGGCGCAACAGGCGCAACAGGCGCAACAGGCGCAACAGGCGCAACAGGAGCTACAGGCGCAACAGGCGCCACTGGTGCTACGGGAGCTACAGGCGCAACAGGCGCAACAGGCGCAACAGGTGCCACGGGAGCAACAGGCGCAACAGGCGCAACAGGAGCTACAGGCGCAACAGGAGCTACAGGCGCAACAGGAGCTACAGGCGCAACAGGAGCAACAGGCGCTACGGGAGCTACAGGCGCAACAGGCGCAACAGGCGCAACAGGCGCAACAGGCTCAACCGGTGCTACGGGCGCAACAGGAGCTACAGGCGCAACAGGAGCTACAGGCGCAACAGGCGCCACTGGCGCAACAGGCTCTACGGGCGCAACAGGCTCTACGGGCGCAACAGGAGCAACAGGCGCCACTGGTGCTACGGGATCGACGGGCGCAACCGGCGCAACAGGTGCAACAGGCGCAACCGGCGCAACAGGAGCAACAGGCGCAACAGGTGCTACGGGAGCTACGGGCGCAACAGGCGCAACGGGCGCAACAGGTGCCACGGGAGCAACCGGCGCAACAGGCGCAACAGGAGCAACAGGCGCCACTGGTGCTACGGGATCGACGGGCGCAACCGGCGCAACAGGTGCAACAGGCGCAACCGGCGCAACAGGAGCAACAGGCGCAACAGGTGCTACGGGAGCTACGGGCGCAACCGGCGCAACAGGCGCAACAGGTGCTACGGGAGCTACGGGCGCAACCGGTGCTACGGGCGCAACAGGTGATACGGGTGCAACAGGCGCAACAGGTGCCACGGGAGCAACAGGTGCAACAGGAGCAGGAATTCAAGGAGTGACAGGAGCAACAGGCGCCACTGGTGCTCAAGGAGAAACTGGTCCTCAAGGTATTCAAGGCATCACTGGAGCAACTGGCCCTCAAGGAAGCAACATTTTTTCATCATCATTGGCAGATTCATATCAAGTGGCACTCCCCCCGCCATCCGCTTGGGGTGTAAATGATTACAGCACGCAACCCTTCACAATCCCGTCAGGAGAACTGTTCGTATTCTCTTGGGCAGTTGAATTCAACCCATACAATGCAGGTGGAAACACCCGACCAGAATATTTGTTCACATATGAAGTTAGAGCCACAAACTCTTCAACCAATATAACAACATTGCTTGATTCGGTTCCAGTTGCAACCGGCGCTTTTGGAGGAAATTTGCAAGCACATGGCACACTGACACTCAGCACTGCAAGTGGTCTTAATCCGAATACTTACATCAGCTGGGGGACTGCTGCAACCGGCGGCAGTCAACGATTTTCATGGGTGGATGCAAGATTAGTCGTCAATTTTTTCAGAGTCACCTCTTTTGTTGGATTAACTGGAACAATCAGCCCAACAGGAGCAACAGGAGCAACAGGAACAACAGGAGCAACAGGCGCAACAGGCGCAACAGGAGCAACAGGAGCAACAGGAGCAACAGGAGCAACAGGTGCAACGGGAGCAACAGGTGCTAGAGGCGCAACCGGCGCAACAGGCCCCGCCGCAACTCAAACATTGGCGCAAACATTAATCATTGGAAATAATGCAGGCGCAACAGGCATTGACATGAATTACCAAACCATATCAAATGTTCCCACGATAAATAATACATCCACTATCAACATAAATGCCGGCACTGGTTTCAGTTGCGTTTTTTCAACCCAATTGACTCTCCCCGCAATTCAAGTTGTCGCAACGTTTGCATCAACCACATTGGCTTGCAATTTTGGCAGTTTATCAACTGGCATTTTTAATGTCGTTCTCACCGGTGATGTGAACATATTTAATTTTTCGGGTGGACGCACTGGTGGGCAATATGTCATTTATGCAACTGCAAGTGGTGCAACAAGATCGATAAACACTAGTGTTGCCAGTGGCGCATACAAAATCAATTTCACAGTTCCAGTGACGGTTCTTACCACATCGGTTGCACTGTTGACAGTTACATTTGATGGAACCAGCTATCTGATTGCATGCTCTGCTTACAATTAACATGGATGATGTTATTTTGCATTGAAATTTGGGCGTGCGTGCGTGCGTGCGTGTGTGCATGTATTTTTTTTGAAATATTAAAAAATTACGAATAAATAATATGTCATTAATGCAAATGTCATATTCGAATTACAACTCATATTTAGCAAATCGGACAATTTGCTGTTGTCCGTCGAAAGTGTCAGAAGGAGCAACTGGCGCAAGAGGAGCAACTGGCGCAAGAGGAGCCACTGGAGCAACCGGCGCAACTGGAGCCACGGGTGTAATCGGCGCCACTGGAGCCACCGGCGCAACAGGAGCTACAGGAGCAACTGGAGCCACTGGAGCCACTGGAGCCACCGGCGCAACAGGAGCTACAGGAGCTACAGGAGCAACAGGAGCAACAGGTGCAACAGGCGCAACAGGCGCAACAGGCGCTACGGGAGCCACAGGCGCAACAGGAGCTACAGGAGCTACGGGCGCTACGGGAGCAACAGGAGCTACGGGCGCTACGGGAGCAACAGGTGCAACAGGTGCAACAGGTGCAACGGGCGCTACGGGAGCAACAGGCGCAACAGGTGCAACAGGTGCAACGGGCGCAACAGGAGCAACGGGTGCAACAGGCGCTACGGGAGCCACAGGCGCAACAGGAGCTACAGGAGCTACGGGTGCAACAGGTGCTACGGGCGCTACGGGAGCAACAGGTGCAACAGGTGCAACAGGTGCAACGGGCGCTACGGGAGCAACAGGCGCAACTGGCGCAACAGGCGCCACTGGTGCTACGGGATCGACAGGCGCAACTGGCGCAACAGGCGCAACAGGTGCAACAGGTGCAACAGGCGCTACGGGTGCAACAGGAGCAACCGGTGCAACAGGCGCTACGGGATCGACAGGAGCAACAGGAGCTACAGGCGCTACGGGCGCAACCGGCGCAACAGGCGCAACAGGCGCAACAGGCGCAACAGGAGCTACAGGCGCAACAGGAGCTACAGGCGCTACAGGCGCTACGGGCGCAACCGGCGCAACGGGAGCCACCGGCGCAACAGGCGCAACAGGCGCAACAGGCGCAACAGGCGCAACAGGAGCTACAGGCGCAACAGGAGCTACAGGTGCAACAGGCGCAACAGGCGCAACAGGTGCCACGGGAGCAACAGGCGCAACAGGCGCAACAGGAGCTACAGGCGCAACAGGAGCTACAGGAGCTACAGGAGCTACGGGCGCAACAGGAGCAACAGGCGCAACAGGCGCAACCGGCGCAACAGGCGCAACAGGCGCAACAGGCGCAACAGGCGCAACGGGCGCTACGGGCGCTACAGGTGCAACAGGCCCAACAGGTGCAACTGGTCCAACCGGTG